CATCCTTTCGTTCTCTGCTTTGGCCCCGTTAAAGGATCTTGTTTCCACTGCTGCCAGCTTCCGCTTCTCAGCTTTGCCCCCGGCTACAATCTCCTGGAGGAGGGCTACCTGGGCTTTACGTTTTTCAATTAACTGGGCTGTGTCCATTGTCGTTTTTATGGTTAAATACAGTTATTCGTTAAATTTTGATATTACCCCCTCCAGCTCCACGTAGTAGGCGTCTATGTCTTCCGTTGGTGCTGGCGCCGGGGTAGGTTCTGGCACGGGGGCCGGAGTTGGAGTAGGGGCCGGTGTTGGGGCCGGAGTTGGAGTAGGGGCCGGTGTTGGGGCCGGTGTTGGGGGTTCTGTCCTCTTCTCGGTCTTAGCCTTTGCAATACTCCGGCAGCTCGTCTCTACGTAGGCAGGGTCGTTAACTATGGAGAAGTCCCTCACCATCTCGAAGGCTGATATAGTGCGGAGGTAGTTACCGTCCGGCTTCTGTACCCAGTTGTCCCCTTCGTCTGCTACCCTGAAGGCGAAGCTACAGCCGTCCACGTCCCCGGCTCTTACTGCTGAGAGTATCTCGTCTCCCTGTGGAGTACTCCGGGCTGTGAAGCTGAAGTCTACCCCTGTAGCGGTAACGGTCACTTTAAGGGTGCCGGCGCCCCTCTTACTCCGGGCTAAGGGTATCTGGTCGTCTTCGTGGTTCCATAACATCAGGATATCCTGGGAGTCCATAAAAGCCTGAGTAGCGGCCTCCGGTTTAATGATCTCGGTAAACATCTCCCCGAGTAACCGGCTCTCGGTATTAAAGACTATAGCCGTCCCTGTTATGGTGCGGTCTTTGTCATTTGCCCGGAGTTCTACGACGTACCGGCGTTCTAAGTTTTCGTTTGTCATTGGTTATATAATTAGTGGGTTATTTTACCTGGTTATCTACCGGGGCTTTATCATTAACCGCTACTTGCTCAGATATGAGAGCGTCTGTAGGCTGGAGGTTGACCTGTATAAAGGCCCGGTTACCTCCCTTTACAGGGAAGTTAGCGTTTAGCTTCTCCCGGATCTCGTTAGTAGTGAAGCCTCCTACCTGGTGCATCTTAGAGTAGTAGTCTGCACGGCTTACAGCGTCCAGCCTCATAATGTTCTCTACGTCAAACTTCAGCTCTGAGGTGTTCCACTCAGAGGGTAAGAAGAGCTTACGGAAGAACTCAGACTCTATTTTCTCTATCAGAGGGGTAAGGCTGTTGTTTAGAAAGTCTATAGACTGTTGCTCTGCCGTTGAAAATTTACCCGTTTCGCTGAAGGCCAGAGAGGGGGGTACATTAAAAAAGCGACATATCTCTATTACGTTGAACTGCCGGGACTCTAACAGCTGAGAGTCCTTAGGGTTAATAGAAATAGGCTGATAATCCAGACCATCCCCGAGGACCACAATACCGCCGCTCTTACCTCCTACGTCCGTGCCTATCTGGTTCATAAACGCCGTCTTTGCCGCTTTGGCCTGTGCGGTAGTCATTGTAGCGCCCTCTTTAGGCCTGAGGATCCCGGCTAAAGAAGCCCCGCTCTGCCAGAAGTTAGAGGCGTGGGTCTCCGAGCTGTAAGCTATTCCCAGACAGTCGGCGGCGTAGTGTAAGGTACTCCGGCCTGTTACCCCGTCTTCGCTGTAGTTAAGAAGGTGGATAATCTGGGACTTATCGTAGGGCTTCGGGTTAGCCCCTAACAGACTATAGTAGTAGAATATGTCGTTATTAACTACCTCTACCCTTACGAAGTCCGGATCCAGCCGGGAGAGGCTTATAACTCTACCGGTTCGCGTGTCCCTGTCTATGTAGATATAGGCGGAGCCACAGTCCTTTAGTAGCATATCGCAAATTATCATCTTTTTAAACATAAAAGCGCTGATAAAGGCGTTAGGCTGGACGTTCAGGACGTTGTATAGCCCGCTGTCATAGTTTATGTACTTCCAGTTATCCCTGTAGGTGTACGGGTTCATAGGAAGAGAGGCTATAGCGTCTGAAAGCAGGTTAACACAGCGGAAGACGGTAGATAGTTTAGTAGCCTTAGTAGCGTTATAACTGGAGGCTCCCCCTATCCGGAGGGTACCGAGAACCACGTTAACCCAGTCTATAGACCGAGTAACTAAGCGGGATAATATTTTTCTCACAGGTAAGGCTTTACCTGTAAATACTATTTTCCTATAAAAAATGTACTAAAAAAGCCGGAGGGGGTCTCCGGCTTTGGTTTGAAAGGATTTTATCTATAGTCGTTCTATCCTTTCTTTCAGGCATTGGTTGTAGGAGTTCATAGCTGTAGCCTGTACGTGCAGTAGTGCCTTTTGTACGTCGTCTACTTCTTTTACTTTGTCTGACATAAGGAAATTATCCAGCTTATTCAGCTTTTCTTCCAGTTGTGCCTGTTCATCAATCAGGCGGTCTTTAAAATCACTCATTTGTTTATATGGGTTTTATAAAGCCCTCCCAGGGCGTTAAATTACTTCGAAGGAGTATATAGGGCTCTCCAGCAGCCCGCCGTAGGCGTTAAGTAGAGAGGCTACGCCGTCTATCTTTTTCGCCTTACTGCTTTTATCTATGGAGTAGTTACCCAGTTTATTGATAACCAGGATTACGTTTCCAAACATCCAGCGGGTAATAGAGTTCCGAGCTATTATAAAGCTCCCGGACTTAATAAGCCTCTCTATCTCCTTTATAGGGCGGTTAAGGCTTCCGGGCATCTGGCTAAAGGGTACACAATTAAACCCCGCCTCCGTGGCTGATATAATGAACTGGGTAGAGTTAAACTTATCATAGTACAGGGCTTTTATGTTTATGCCTAATACGTCGCGGGCGCGTACCAGGTCCCGGAGTATGTAGTCATAGTCGCAAACATTACCCCCGGTTATATTGATCTCTCCGTTAGCCCCTGCCTCTTTAAAGGACATTAGGTTAAGGTTAGTATTAACCGAGTCCTCAGGTATGTAGTAGCTGTTAATAGCTGTAGGAGTGCCTCCAGGGTTAAACAGGTAGGTAGTAGAGGTAATATCCGATACAGAGGCCAAGTCTACCCCTACTATACAGTCCAGCCCTTTAAACTCCTCGTCTGACAGGCTCAGGGGCTTCATAGCCTGACTTATATAGACCTCTGGTATCCACTCGTCGAGGGTGTTAGCCTTCAGCCATCGGTTAAGGTGCTTTACGAGTACTCCCGGCTTCTCCGCCGCGTTGTTTACTGCCTTATTGACCTCGGACTCTATATAGTCCACGTAGACGGATATAGCCAGATTAGGGTTAGCCTTTATCCATACTGAGGGGTCTGTGTAGTCGTCGTCCGGGTCTATGGTGTAGATAATAGCGAACTGGGCGGAGTCGGTCATTTGCCCGGAGAGTATGTCCGTACAGTAAGTCCTCAGCTGGTAGCAGAAACTCTCAGTATTAAACCCGGCAGTGGTAATAGTCATAAACAGGGGCTCCTCCCTGCTGCCCTGTGAAGACTTCAGTACGTTGTACATAGAGTTGTCCGGGGCCTCGTGTAGCTCGTCTATGAGACAGAAGGAGGCGTTAAGCCCGTCTAGCTTAGAGGCTTCGGAGGCGGTTACTATTATCTCGTTAGTACCGAACTTTATAGAGTTGTAGTAAGGTATTAGGTACTTCGCTTTAGGGTCGAGCTGGGCGGCAAACTGTTTAATCTTTTTAAAGTCTACATTCTTAGCCTGGTCCCGGCTGTTGGCTGATACTATTACCTGCGCGTCGGTATCTACTAACAGGTGGTACATAGAGAGGGCTGTTACCAGCTGGCTCTTACCGTTCTTACGGGCCAGCTCTATGTAGGCGTTCCTGTACTTGCGTTTATTGTTGTCCCTTCTCTTTATACCGTAGACGTTCACTACTATAAAGGTCTGCCAGGGCTCCAGGGAGAACTTCTTAGGGGTACTTTGCTCTGTAAGGTTAAGGTATCCTATAAACAGTATAACCCTGTCTACCTCCTCCGGGGAGAAGTAGAACTCCGGGTTATCTTCTGTAATGTCGTTTATAAATCTCTGGGCCGCCTGTTTCACGTAAGTACAGGCAGGTATAACCCCGGAGAGAACGTCCGTAGAGTACTTCTTAGCTATGTCTAGGTTAGAGGTCATTTCTTTACTGTCTCTCCCTTCAGGGTTTTTAAAAGTTCGTTAAACCCGTCAGCCTCTCCCGGCGGCGTGTCTCTCCGCTTTATCCCGTAGAGGGCTAACAGTTGTTTGCTTACCTGTACATTAAGCTGGTAGGTTAGGTACAGGTCTTTGGTCATACCCATAGAGTAGTTCTCTATAAGCTGGTTATAAAGCCTGAGGTTATTAAGTACGAGCTCGGTAGTTACGTCGTCCGCCCCTAAGTCGGAGAGTACCTTCTCTGCTGTTGGTAGGTCTATAGGTATCATTGTTTTAATTTAGACTAAATATAAATAAAAGGTGAAAAAAGTTTAATTTTTTTTATGTTTTTGGGTTTTTACTGCCCCACTCGTTTGACAACGGTTTAAGGTTTTTACCCAATTTTTTTTATCGGTCAGATAGAACCAATAATAGCCCCCCATCTGTTTATGTTTTTTAAGGCAGCATTTGGATATATGGCTATGGCAAACTCCTGTTTTTCTTTCGGCCTCCCTGCCGCTGGTATAGATAACCGCTTTACCCTCTTTAATGCCTACTACCTTTACGGAGCGTCTATACCCTTTCTCTTTAGGGGGTTCTTTACGGTTAAATTCGAGAGTACGTAGGTTAAGCCTTCCACATACCGCCCTATAGGTTGTTAGGCTTAGGTGCATTTGCTTCATTACGTATTCACCAAACCCGCTAACGTCGTAGTCGTTGTCTATAAGATACTCTTTAAGTAACAACAAAAAGACGCTGTTAGTAGTGTTAATTACCCTTTGAGCTTTTATTTTAAAGTTTATCTCATCCATTACCTTTTTGCGAATGTCCTCCTCTGGTGTGTGGGTGTAGTCTGTCACATAGTCTGTAAGTTGTTGGCTAATGTCGGTTAACTCGTAGTTTATGCTGGTAAAGGTGTTAGTTGGATTCTTTTTAAGGTTTGTTAAGACGTAGTTACGGGCAGAAGTCCAAAGGAAATTAAGGGCGCCCTGTAGTTTGCTCTCTGATATTTTAGGGAGCACTTTAGTAACCAGGTGTATCACTATATCTTGCTCCTTCTCCGTATCTGGCTTCAAGCCTAAAGCGGTTAAAGACCTTACCGCTATCTCATAGAGAGGTTTATGGAGTGTTTTATTTATAACCTTGTTCCTATCTTCCGTAGTGGTGGCATAGTAGTAGTCTCTTACCGCCCTATCATATTCTTTTGTCCAGTAAGTAGCCATAGGGTTAAAGGTTGTTAAGTTCGTACCTTACCATCTTTTCGTTTTGGTGAACTTCAAAGCCTTTAAAAAGGAGTATTTTTCTTTTTATTAAATAGATTATATCCTCATAAAGGACGTAATGATCGTCGAATAGAAATTTACCGCTGGTAGGTTGATAATAAACCCCAGTTCGGAAACTGCTTAAATACTTTTTAGGAGTCCCTACGTATAATTCTTTTTGGGTGGATAACTCCTCCTTTATTGTTGCTATAATCTTTAGCTGAATGTTATTTAGATCCATAGGATTAAAGGTTATAAATAAAACACTCCATAAACCTCTCTATGAGATAGCGGTAAGGTCTTTAACCGCTTTAGGCTTGAAGCCAGATACGGAG